GCGCGCGTGAGGGCCTGCGAGACCGGCCTCGGCCGGCGCGTGAGGGGCGCGTGAGGGGCGCGTGTTCGCGCTGCAACGCGATCGCCAACGTGTTTTTCGAGGTGTCCAGGTGTCCTTCTCTATGAAAAGAGGCGTCCAGGCTTCAAAAACATAGGTGTTCTTGGGGGTGTTCTTGGGGGTGTTCTGGCATACTTGGTATCTTTGTACAGGAGATAACCATGACCGATTACCCGACGCGAGTCATCGATGACGCAGTTGCAAGGCTGCACGCCCGGTGCGAGATGATGCCCAACGGCTGCATGGTCTGGTGGGGTGCGACGAAAGGCCCCTGCCAAGCCATCAAGGTTGTGGTCGATGGCATCTGCGTGTCCGGGCCAAAGGCCGTGGTCATACAGAAGACAGGTGAGCCGCTGTCCTACATGGAGCGGGTCATCTGGTCCTGCGGCAACCGGCGGTGCCTCAACCCGGATCACCTGAGTACTCGCCGCACACGGCGATGATCTACTACGGGTTTACACGCATCATTTGAGGCTGGAGCAGACGCGGGCTACACTTTCGCCCTATGAGTGACCCCGCCGATTCAAAATCTGGACCTGTCGCTGGGCGCAAGGGCGTCGTCGGCGGCAGTGTCAAGGGCAGCCCTCGAGGTGCGGCCAAGAACCCGCAGCCTGGGCCTGGGCGGCCCAAGGGCAGCGTGAACAAGGTGACCCAGGAGTTCCGGGAGACCGTGCAGCAACTGCTCGATGCCAACCAGGAGAACATCGCCCTGTGGCTGCGGCAGATCGCCGAGGGCGTGCCGGCCGTGCTGCGGCCAGATGGCAGCGTCCTGCACCCCGCACGGCCGCCCAACCCTGAGTCGGCCATGATGCGGCTGGTCCACTTCGCCGAGTTCGCCGCGCCCAAGCTGTCCAGGTCCGAGGTGACCGGCGCAGGAGGCGGCCCGCTGACCGTCGTCATCAACAAGTTGGGGTGACCCATGCCAGCCGCCCAGGACGCCATTACGTCACCAGTGATTCAGGAGGCAGCCATGATCCCGACCCCCAAGGACGGAGATGAGACCACCCTGCGGCCGCTGAACCCTGACCCGTTCACTCGCGGCTTCGCCGAGGGCCTGTCGCCCATCAGCATGAGCAGGGTGCGGATAATGCCGGCCTTCGACGCTGACGTGGCCGTCTACCGTCTTGGCGGCGCGCAGGTCGAGGTGAGCGGCCTGGAGCAGATCGCGGCCAAGGACCTGGAGGCCCTGGGCTATGCCAAGGGCTGCGAGCTGAGGCGCAAGCTGCCATGAGCATCTTCACCACGCTGGCGGCCACCGCCATGCTGCTGCTGTGCGTGTGCGCTGCGGCCCTGTTCTTCGGCCTGCTGATCTACGGGGTGATGTGCGCAGGGGCGGCCAAGTGGCTGACGTGGCGCGAGGCGCGCCACATCCTGTTCGGACCGCCAGGACCGCCATGACCGACCACCCGCTCTATGCCGACGAGGAGTTGGTGCGCCAGGAGACCCAGCGCCACCTCGACGCCGGCCTGACCACGTTCCAGCTATGGCTGACACAGCCAACTGAGCGTTTACACGCTCGCTGGGTGCTTGGGCAGCTTGACCCGCCAGCCTACGCTCGCGTGCTGTCCCTCGGCTGCGGCGTGGCCGGCATGGAGGACTTGTGGCTCGCGGAGCAGCCCAACCTGCGCTTCACACTGGTCAACGTCTCCCTGGCGCAGCAGGGCATGACCCTGTGCAAGGGCATGCGGATCTGCATGGACGCGATGCACTACGCACCTGTAGGGAAGTTCGACGTGATCGTGCTGGCCTACGCAGCCGGCCACCTCGACTACGAGTTGCTGATCGCGCGTGCCAAGGACTGGCTGACGGAGGAGGGCCGGATTCTGGTGCTGGACATCTTCGACGTTGAGCCTGAGACCCAGCGGCTGCTGCGCTACGACGCGCCGACCTCGGCCGCCATGATCGAGGCCGGCTTCAAGCAGGTCGAGGTGCCAGGGTGGCATCTGCATGCGCCGCTGGCCGGCGAGACGGCACTTGTGCAAGCGGCCATAGAGGCCACCAAGCCCGCGATGTGGGTCTACCGTGCCTGACGCCATCTCCTGGCCTGTCGTGGCCGCCTGCGGCCTCCTAGGGGCCTTGCTGGGCCTCCTGTGCGCCTTCATCCATGAGCGCTGGGAGCAGGACAGGGACGGCCATGCCTGAGATCGCCATCCCCAACGGCTTCACGCCGCGCGGTGCCCAGGTGGACCTGATGCGGTACTTCGACAAGGGCGGCCTGCGCGCTGCGGCCTGCTGGCCCCGACGCTTCGGCAAGGACCTGACGATGGTCCATCAGGCCGTGAAGATGATGTTTGAGCGCCCCGGCATGTACTTCCACATGCTGCCCAACCACAAGCAGGCGAGGAAGGTGCTGTGGGACGGCTTCGACAACGAGGGCCGCAAGATCCTGGAGACGGCCTTCCCGCTCGCCCTGCGCGAGGACACGAACAAGACCGAGATGAAGATCACCCTGCGCGGCGGGGCGATCTGGCAACTGGTCGGCAGCGACTACTACGACTCTATCGTCGGCTCAAACCCGTTCGGGATCACGATGTCAGAGGCGGCACTGAGCGACCCCAGGGCCTGGGGCATCTTCCGCCCCATCCTGGCCGCCAACGGCGGCTGGGCCGCCTTCATCAGCACTCCGCGCGGGTACAACTGGTTCCACGATCAGATCAAGCTGGCGAAGGCCAACCCCGGCTGGTTCCACAGCCACCTGGGCGTCAAGGACACGCGGCACATCAGCGAGCTGGCGCTGGCGGCCGAGCGCGCCGAGATGCCCGACGAGCTGTTCCGTCAGGAGTACGACTGCGACTTCAGCGCGGCCAACGTCGGGGCCATCTTCGGGCGCTACATCGAGCAGGCCGAGAAGCAGGGCCGCATCTGCGAACTCGACTCGATGCGCGAGGGCGAGGTCTGGGTCACCAGCGACATCGGCTACCGCGACAAGGCGGCCTGGGTCTGGTGGCACCGCATGCGCGGGGGCCTGGAGATCTTCCACTACGACGATGGGTCAGGCATGGACGCCGAGGAGTGGATACCCCGCCTCGGCCAGCAGCCCAGGGCCGACGTGCTGATCCTGCCGCACGATGCCAGGGCGAAGACCTTCGCCAGCAAGCGTACCGTGGTCGAGACCTTCCTCTCCAACCCGCCCTGGAAGGGCTGCGAGATGCGTGTAAACGAGCAGCGCAAGAAGAGCGACAGCATCAACGCCGGCCGCCTGATGCTGCGCCGCGTGCGGATCAGCAGCGCCCCGGTCTGCGAGCCGTTCCTGAACGCGATGCGGGCCTACTCGTTCAAGTACGACGAGGAGACCAAGACCTTCAGCAGCGAGCCGCTGCACGACTGGTCGAGCCACACGGCCGACGCATTTTGCGAAGGGGCCGCGAAACTCATTGAGCTAGAGCCATCCCCGGCCCAGAAGACGATAATCATCCCGCCCATCGACCGCAGCTTCACGCTGGAGCAACTCCACGCGACGGTCAGCCCACACAACCAACGCAGCGGGAGGCTCTGATGGCCTACGGACCAACTACCAGCGACGAAACGCAACCCCAGCAGCCCGAGGGGTCGCCCAAGAGCAAGGTCGAGGCGGGGCACCAGCTACCGGCCGAGCAGGCCAAGAAGGCCGGCAAGGACCCCGTCAAGCTGGCCGAGATCTGGGAGAAGGAACTCCAGGCGGCCAAGAAGGAGCTGACCAAGTTCCACACCACGGGCCGCAAGCTGGTCCAGCGCTACCTGGACGAGCGCGACGGGGCCAACAGCGAGGATGCCCGCTTCAATCTCTTCTGGTCCAACATCGAGGTGCTGAAGGCGAGCCTGTACGCCAAGCCGCCCAAGGTCGATGTCAGCAACAGCTACAAGGACAGCAACGACGACATCGCCCGCGTCGGCGGCACCGTCATGCAGCGCATGCTGAACAACGACGTGGAGGAGGACGACGAGTCCACCTACCCCGAGGTCACCCGGCAGTCGGTCGGCGACTTCCTGATCGTCGGCCTGGGTCAGGTCTGGTATCGGTACGAGGTGGACACGGCCACGAACAGCCTT